CGTTCAGGAATTCAACAACAGCAGGATCACCGCTGTAGTTCTTTTCAACCCAATACGTGTTCACACCACAAATGCTCTTGGCAGTGAGAACATGGTTGATTCGCTCAACCTCATACTTGTCATAGGGGTTGTAGTTGCTGTTTAGTGCGGCTCGTTTCCAAGCAGCGAGAACATCAAGCTCACCCTTACGGATGTTCACAACAAGAGTGTTGTGGTTGTGGATGGCAATGGTACCGTTCATCTTGTACTTCTTGAGAACAGCTTTGATAGCAGGAGCGAGTTTTGCTTTGTCTTCTTTAGATACGTGAGCCATGATGCTTTACCTCTTTAAGTGAATGTCTTCTCAACCAACAAAGATATTATCTCAAAAAAACTTTAGGGTGTCAATAAAATGCAAGATCGTAAGTGATTGATTCTTCGTTTTTCTTAAAAAACGCGATTGAAAATTTCAATCGAAAAGAGGTAAAGTGATAGAATTTAACTATCAGAGAATAAAATCAATGACTTACGTTATATGAGGTGAATTGCGCGGGTGAACCCCAGTATATCGACTCCACAGAAATAGACGCTCATGATGCTCAACCAGATCAGGTTGCGTCGCATGGCAAACATCAGTTGAAGAGTGGCACCGATGAAGTATATCGGGTAGATGTATGCCAGAGGTGGGTCATTCGCGAGTATGGCTGTCGATAAACCCGCAATGACTAAAAAGAAAAAACTGCCGAACTCAAGAAAGAACGACAGTTTGTCCGCACGATATGAAGCTTTCAGATGATTTATCATCTTCGCATCCTTGATATGTCTTTAGCAGATTGTTCATCGAACACTGGCACGAGATTGCTCTTGTGCATTACTGCAATACCAAGAAGTTTGCGCTCACCTTCATAAAATTTAGGATTGATACGAGGAGTTGAACCTCGATTGTCATCAAGACTATTTATCTTTTGTGTTTCTCTACGATAGACCTTTTTTGGTTTGAGTTCACGAAATTCATTCTTCTTCTTTGCGCCAAACAAGTCTCTCTCGAACTGTTCGTAAGATCTTGTTTGCATGTGGTTCTGCTTTCGCCACTTGTTGTCTCTCTTCCATTCTTCGTAGCGACTTTGAAGGTCTTTCTTCGAGGTCTTTTTCTTTTTCATTACGAATGTATCCAATCATCACAAAGGGGTTCATTAATATATCTTCTTAATGTAATAGTCAAACGGTTCTTTGGTTCGAATCTCAAACTTTTTATGATCTAAATCTAGACCAGTGATATGAGTACCAGTCACCTTCGTAAATTTCTTTACGTGAAAGACTTTCTCAGACTTTGTGATGACCTTAACACCAGTCTCTTGAATCAGTTGCTCTTTATGAAACCAAACTGTCAAGATATAGTATTCTCGTGTGACTGTCAAGTACCACTTTAACAGATTGAAGTGGCGAAGTGTATGCCAGAATCTCAGTATGGGTCCTATCATCAGTCTTTCTTACCACCACTGTTTACATACAGACCAAACCATGCGGCACCAATGCCTGTGATGACTGATATAAGACCTGCCTGCTGAGTGTTTGGTTCTGGTAACGCCATAAACCAATCGATGGTTTTATAAAACATGTAGATGTAAACTGTGATGAATGCACGAGGGAAGATTCGATATGCGTCTATCACTTCAGCTAAATCGAGAAGAAACTTAAATCGATTTCTTCTCGCCATTGATTCGTCTTCCAAATCAAGAGGTAGTTGTTGCATTGGTTACCTGATTCCATACTCCTGGTTCGTCAAAAGACATATAGTAGTGCCACTTATAACCAATACGTGTTGCCTCTTTCCAATTGTAGACGAACCGATATCGGTTTTCGAGAATGTATGTGTTGTCGCCATAGTCTAGACCACAGACAAGATGCCCCTCACCCGTTTCTGTTGTACAGATGATTGCTTTGATTTGATCTTTGGGTACACCAGCTTCAATCAGGAGTTCTGCGCAAGTCAATGCAAACCCATCACAATCATCTTCAAACTGTCTACCTTTATTCACATCATCAGCATGTGAAGTCCAGTGTTCAGTCATCTGATAGTTCTTATCGTCATGAACATAATGAAACAGAAAATGTGTACGGTAATGAATGTTTTTCGCGAGTCCTAAATGATTTTCCATTCTATTCACCTTTCGGGCAGAGCTTTGATTCTGGTTCTCGTTCGCACATCTCATTATAACCCGACGAATATACGTTAGCACGCTCGCCTTCCATGCGAGCATTCGTTTCCACAGTTGCTTGATCATCGCTGCACCCTGTTTGCGCAGTACACGCTAAAAAAATTATGGGAAATAGAAATTTCATTTTTTTTATCTCTTTTCTAAAGCACTTTAAATAAGCGAAGGGATACGGATTCGAACCGCAACCTTCGGTTTTGGACACCGACATGCTACCATTGACACCATCCCAACGTTGTTATTTATAAAAGTTAACAATCAATTGGAGCCCTAGGACGGATTTGAACCGCCGACCATCTCATTACAAGTGAGGCGCTCTGGCCAACTGAGCTACTAGGGCTAATAATCTTTCTTTCTGTGTATGGTTTATGGGCATACGCCTTCTTTGAGATATTCCTTCTTAACCATTTCACAGATGTTGTTCTTGACTTTTGCTTCGTAGAGTAGATTGTAGTTGACCTCTCTCTTCAGAAGCCAGACGCCAAATATGATTGCAGCAAATACGAATATAGTCAGAACGCCTTTACCTACTATGATAATGTCATTTTTCTTCATCACAAAACTCCATCAATTGGTTTTCCAGAACCGAAACCGAGTAACGTACTCACCATGCTTCACTTCGAAATAGTAACCGTACTTCTTACAGATCTTCTCCGCATACCGAGTGTACAGATTCACACGGTCTTTGTCAAAGGTACTGTAGGTGAAGTAATAAGGTTTATATTTTCCAAGAACCTTGCTCACAAACCCATTCACTTCTTTGAGAATCTTGAACACGTTCTCTGGTTTAGTCTCAACCTTATCCCAGATACACTCTGCTGGCTCTTCTGGAAAGTCTGGATCAGTTGGCGTAAAGTCTATTCGCTTCTTAGACAGTTTGGGATCAGCATAGAAGCTGATGTCATTGTCGATGTAGTCAAAGACATACGCCACCCGATCTATGTATACCGTCTTAGTATCTTTAATGTCCATTGAACCTCCTACACAAGTGTTATACTGAATGTAGGAGGTCGTGTCAACTAAATCAATCGAACAGAAGCTCCAGATCTACTTCTTCAAACAAGCCATACTCTTCAATTTCCAAGAAGTGGAACTTGATGCCTTCAACAATGATGTATTCACCTTCCACGTAGATTTCTTCGTTTCTATTACCTCGACGATAATACTTGCGAGAGATCTCTCTATCCAAATTTGATGGGCCACCTGGTTCAGCCCTAGTTCGATCATAGATTTGATGTGCCACGTCTTTCTTTCTAGAAAGTTTTTTCGTCATGACTTGAAGCTCAAAAATCATACCATCCACAAGAACATCGAAGTGGTGAGTACCATAGTAGTTGTAGACTGGGTCAGAACCTTTGGTCTTTTGATCATGCGCCACAATCGTATTGGCGTACTTTCTCTTAAAATCTTTGACAAATCTATCTACCTGTTCTGGCGTATCAAGGGCAATTGTTGCCGCATAAAGATCATTCATTTCCGAAAATTTCTTACCACGTTTCATGACCTTATTGATGACAGAACTCTCTGGTTTCACTCTCGCCTTGAAGACTGGTGCTCCAGCTTTGGTGACATTCTTGTCACCTTTCTTCATGGAACTATCGCCATAACTGACTTTTTTGCTGACGTTTTTCTTCGAATCCTTGACCACTGATAAAACGATTTTGTTGAACTTGCTTATAGACTTTTTGATAGCGGGCAGGTATCTTTTGTAGATTGCTTTCAGCAATTCTTCATCGTCTTTCATTTTTTCGTTTCTGGAAACTCTGCTATCCAAAGACAACAACTCTTTGTCTTTTGCCATGGCTGGATTCAGTGATCCTTCGTCGAGAACAAAACTATAATCGAGTGGTTTCCTTCCATTTGGAGTTATTAAGTAGTTCATGTGCATCTCCTATTTCTTGTTTTTGATAAATTTTTTCAGCTTAGAAGCAATTTTGGGATATCGTTTCCTTGATACCGTATACAGAATGCTGGCAGCAAACAGTACCCATGTGCCGCCTAATACACTCCACGGAAAACTGATGCCAGTCAGAACACCAGTCCCGATGAAAACAAGCATCTTGATTCCGTTGGCAGAGAAAAATACTTCTGAGAAGCCAACTTTACCCTTTAACGCCACTGATACACCAAAAATCCAGCCAGCACGTAACTACTTGCTTTTTTCACATTTGGCGCATTCTGATCTAACCATCTTTCAAACTCTTCAACATTTTTTTTGCTGAACTTCACCAGCTTTGTTTCGTTGATGAATCTTGCCAAAGCGTCATGAAGTTCTTCCCAGTATTGATATCCACTCTTGACCATGTTGAAAAACTTGGTGATCGACCAATTGAGAGATGACAGAATTTCATATACAATTTTATCGCGAAAGAGTTCTATGACCTCCATCACGGCTATCTTTGTTTTGAGTGAAAATTCTTGAATGAACTGAACTGCTTTGGGGAGTTTGAGATTGATGCTCTCAACAATCATGCCAGACTCATCTACTTGAATTGAGTCCAGCATTTCAAGAAATTGTTGATATACATGTTGCTCTTGTTGAGCATACTGTCTGAATGTCAGCATTGTAATCACTTCGTTGTTGTAAACTTTTATTTATTCAACAACGATATTCAGATATTGGTGCCCTCGGCAGGACTCGAACCTGCAGCCACTCGCTTAGAAGGCGAGTGCTCTATCCATTGAGCTACAAGGGCAATATATATTGGTATGCTAGAACTATCTTACCTACTTGTCAACCTGATTCTAATCTACTTTATATTCACGTATAGAGTTTGATTGGTGGGACCTGTGAGACTCGAACTCACAACCTGCGGATTAAAAGTCCGTTGCTCTACCATTGAGCTAAGGTCCCATCAAATTACTTATTATTTTTTGTATACATCAGAAGTGTTTTCAACTGACTTGGTTTCCTTCACTTCAGTAGTAGGCGGAGTCCATGCAGGCAAAGCCCACATCGATTGCACCGGTGCAATCTCTTCTTCATCTTCTTTATTTCTGCACACCACTTCTTCGAACATCTCAAACAGACGTTCAAACTGATATTGATACATCAACTCCATCGATTCTAAAAGAGCGTTGAGATTTGCGGGATTGTGTTCACGTATTGCCTTCAAATCATCAACGATGTTCCATGTGCGTTGAATCTGTTGTTCTAAATCAAATCGATCAGTCATTATCTTACTCCCATTCAAAACGCAGTCACTCCACATCATCGAGTTCAGGGAAGTAATCCTGAATCAACGGGCGATTGTCTCGGTAGTCATTGTCCCACTCTTGCAATTTATCAACATCAACATCAACTTCCATCTGGTTTACACGACCAGAAATTGTACTACGGCGTTCAATAATCATTAGTCACACACCTCTTCGGCTAGGTCAAACAATTTATGTTCGGAGTATTCAATATAAGCATGAATGCCACATTCTCCAATCTTGGATTGAAGTAAGTTCTGAAAAACGATATATCTCGGATGTTCCTTGTCAGCGTTGGCGTTGACAATATCCTGCAGTTCTTTGTACGTCATATGGAGCATCATTCTCGTTCCTCCAGTGGAGTGTATCGCACTCCATCAACATAATCGACTTCATTGTCCAGAAGTGTTAGATGTTCGCCCTTGAGCGCACATCGAAACGGAATTCCTTCATCGCCACAGACTTCGGTGTCATGGTCAATTCGCACAGTATGCATCACACGACCACCAAGTTTGACTCGACTATCGATAACCTTACCTTCAACAAACGTGGTGCCAAAATATATACCACGAACCTGTTTACCTTCTAGATTCCAATCCATATTAATTCTCCTCTGGGAATATACCGTAAGCCTCCTCTGGGAATATACCGTAGGCTAGGAGGTCCAGTATTTCTTTCCAAAACACGTCTTTTTCGCCTCCGCTTTGAACCCATCCATGCCCTAATACGGTCTCACCAGAGGCACCAAAGACGAAACCTTCGGGCGCATCAGCCAGAAACATGCAGTCACTACCGCTCAGAGCGGAGTTGCGCCAGTCAATTTCGACTCCCAGCTCTTTCGCTCGCTTCACTACCTGTTGTTTTGAAGCCATATCTGTTCCCTTCAAAGTTTTCCCAATCAACAAAACCATTATACCAAGATGGCGGTGGCGAGTCAAGAGTTTTTTTAAAATAAAACTCGATGCTAGTTTCGACCTTCAACTGGTATTCAGTCAGTTACTTCATCTGCAACATCAAACAGCTCAGAATCATAGGGTATGTACATGTCGGCTCCTGTCTCTTGGTATCGTTTGATGTGATGGTTCAATTCAATTATCAGGGGAAGATACATTGGGTGTTCCTTATTGCCGCTAGCAAAAACAATATCCCGCATCTCGCTATAGGTGGTCTTAAGTAGCATATCTGTTCTCTTTTTCATTTCTCAATCAACAAAACCATTATATCAAAACAAAATGCGTATGTCTACACTTATTTTCGAAAAGAAAAACGAAGAATCAATAACTTAGCATTTGCTTTTTTCATCACAATAACTTATAATAGTTGTGTAAGTTGAGTGAGAAATGTTTTATCGATATGGAGGATGAATAATGAAGGTTAGAGGCGTTGACTATGCAGAACTGCTTGACATGGTTCGTGAATCTCCGATTTTTCCCAATTGGCTCGAATATCAAGCTGCTGGTTTGTCCGCTAAAAGATACCGTTGGGATTGTGTCTGGGCAATCCCAAGTGATGCACGAAATTCCTGGTTTAATAAGGTTTATCAGTATGCGAACGATGACCACATCGACACGGCTCTTCGCAAGATTACTTATTTCGCGAAATAAATGGAGAAGAGGAGAATTAATATGAACGCAAAAGAAATTGCTGTGAAGATAAAGAACAAGTGTGCCGAGTACGGTTGGGTCTATGAAGTTCGCGGTAGCATTCTTACCATCACCAAGCGAATTAATGGCGACGATGAATTTGTCATTGCTGATGGAGAATACTATTTCATCCTCGGTCTGCTTCCGACTACTTCTGCTGGTTCTATCTGGGGAACTGATGGAGGTGGTGTTGGTGCCCTGTCTGCCATCAATACTGGCATCTTCAAGATGAACAAGTCTGGTGGTTCCAAACGTGTTTTGAATGCGCTCAAGAAGATCTAACAGGCATCAAATAACTCTGAATGTTTTGGGGGACTTCGGTCCCCTTCTTTTTGCTTGACATAAATAGGACACACTGATTATAATCCTATTGCGAGAGCGAAACACTATGACTGAGTTCAACAAGAACATGCTGTCACCAGTTGGATTTACATTTCAACTGTTAAGAGCACCTGATATCGAGTTCTTCGTACAATCTGCATCTCTTCCTGGCATTACAATGAATGCCCCCGATGTACCCAATCCCTTCATCGCTTATCCTGTACCAGGTGATCATATTACGTATGGTGAGTTTGAATTGACCTATAAGATCAATGAGGACATGAGCAATTACCTTGAGATTTTCGATTGGATAACTGCACTTGGATTCCCAGATAATTTTGATCAACACAGAAAGATTGCTGAAAGAACTTCTTTTTCTGGTGAAGGCATATATTCAGATGCCACATTGATGATCATGTCAAGTTCAATGAACCCTGTGATGCAGATTGAAATACGAGATATGTTTCCTGTGTCTCTATCTGCATTGACAATGAACACATCAGACACTAATATAGACTATGTTGATGCAACTGCATCCTTTAAGTTTACAAACTATAAGTTCAAGAGGTTGTGATTATGATAACTTGGAAAATATGTGTAGATGGTGTGGAGATGGCGCACTATAATTTTGCAGAAGATGTACATGAAGACACTGTGATTCAGAAAGCAGTGAGCAATCCAATGATCAAATCGATTCTGATGAATAGGCAACACATTATGAATGAAGTGGTTGACATTGGCCCAGATCGAAAAATGGTTGATATCACTACAAGAGAGTTGATGGAACAAGTATTTTTGGCAGAATGATATGACACTTGATGAGATTTTTGAAGAGTGGGATAAAGATTCTACAGTCGATCCCACTGAACTTGGTAATGCGGCTCTCGATCTTGCGAAACTACATCATAAATACTATCGAATGTTCTCTCGCGAGAGATTGTTGTTGAAGAAACTTGAGTCAGATTTGAAAGTACTCAAGCGAGAGAAGGCCGAGTTCTATGTTGATGGTCCGACAAAAGAACAGATTGATATGGGGTGGGAACTACCTCCAAAGGGTAAGATTCGAGTGAAGAGTGATGTGCCTGTGTATGTCGATTCAGACAACGATATCATTGCAATGAATCTGAAAATTGCATATCAACAAGAAAAGGTCGACTTGCTTGAGTCGATCATAAAATTAATTTCCAATCGCGGGTTTCAGATCAAGTCCGCCATTGAATGGGAGAAGTTTAAGGTCGGTGGATGAGTGATGTTCTTCGAATAAGTAAGGTCAATGAGGTCTATCATCGTATATCAGTGAATGATAGAGGTGTGGCACAGGAACTTTCTGAATATTTTACATTCAAGGTTCCTGGTCATCAATTCATGCCTGCGTTCAAGAACAAGGTTTGGGATGGCAATATAAGACTCTACAACGCATCAACTGAATATCTGTACGCAGGTCTTGATGCATACGTAGAGAAGTTCGCGAAGGAACGTGGTTACTATGTTCAGTATGAGTATGACAATTCTTGTGAAAATTTCTCACTGATTGAAGCAAAAGAATTTCTTTCCAAACAAAAACTCGCACTAGAACCAAGAGACTATCAGGTAGAGGCATTCACTGATGCAGTTCGCAATCGTCGCGGATTGTATTTGTCACCAACTGCCTCTGGTAAGTCGTTCATCATTTATATGATCATGCGTTGGTATCTTCGACCAACGCTTCTTATTGTGCCTACCACTACTCTTGTTCATCAGATGTATTCTGATTTTGAATCATACGGTTTCAAATCTGAGAAGTACTGTCACAAGATTTACTCTGGTCAAGATAAGAACACTGACAAACCGATTGTGATCACAACCTGGCAGTCGATATACAAGATGCGTAAGGATTGGTTCGACAAATTCGATGTTGTGATTGGTGACGAGGCGCACTTATTCAAGGCGAAGTCACTGACTTCAATCATGTCAAAACTTGAAGACTGTCAATATCGTTTTGGATTCACAGGCACACTCGATGGTACGCACACACACAAAATTGTTCTTGAAGGTCTGTTTGGTCCAGTCAAAAAGGTCACGACCACGAAAGAACTGATGGATGCAAAACATCTTGCAGACTTTAAGATCAAAATTATTACGTTGACGTACAAAGATCAGACAAAGAAACTTGTTGCAAGTATGTCGTATCAAGACGAGATGAAATTTCTAGCGAACAATGTAGACAGAAATCGCTTCATACAAAATCTTGCTCTTTCTCTGGAAGGTAATACGTTAGTGTTATTTCAGTATGTTGAAGAACATGGGAAAGTACTGTATAATATGATACAGGATAAGATTGGCGATGATGAACGCAAAGTTTTTTTCGTTCATGGGGGTGTCAAAGGAGAAGAACGCAATGAAATTAGAACTATGGTCGAGAGTGAAACGAACGCCATTATTGTTGCTTCGTATGGTACTTTTTCTACTGGAATCAATATCCGTAATCTGCATAATATTGTGTTCGCTTCTCCTTCTAAGTCTCGCATTCGGAATCTTCAATCCATTGGCCGTGGTTTACGAATGGGTCAGTCAAAAAAGAATGCAACTCTGATTGACATATCAGATGACTTGACTTGGAAAAAGAAAATGAACTTCACACTCAAACATCTTCTTGAACGTATCAAGACGTATGATGAAGAAAATTTTGAATACAAACTCTACAACGTAAGGATTGAATAATGAATGCAATTATATTGAAACTTCGTACCGATGAATTGGTTATGGGTATACCTGCAAAGGAAACAGATAAGGGCATTGATCTGAAAGACGTTCTGTCACTTCGATACGAGTACAATAGCAGTGGATATCCTATCTTGTTCTTCTCCAAATACAGCCTGTTCACTCTTTCCTTTGACGTGTTTTTTGCGGCACAAGATATCATGCATGTGTTTCGAGACCCAATTAAATCATTCGTTGAATACTATCAACAGAATGTTGAAAAATTGAAACAAGTATCCAGAGACGATATCCCCCTCACAAAAGAAAATGTCTTTGATGAAGAAGATGAAGAATTTGACATGGAGAATTTTCTATTTGGCGACACAAAAACATTAAACTAGGAACGTAGTATGTCCAATTACATTGACAACAAAAAATTCTATCAATTGCTGATAGAGTACAAGGAGAACTGTAGGGCAGCAAGAGAAAATCTTCAAGATGTGCCAAGAATACCAGAACCTATTGGCCAATGCTTTTATATGATCGCATATAAACTTGCAAATAAATCTAACTTCGTTGGATACACTTACAAAGACGAAATGATTTCAGATGCATTAGAAAATTGCGTTGTGGCTGTTCACAGTTTCAACCCAGAGAAGTCAAAGAACCCTTTCGCATACTTTACGCAGATTATATGGTATGCGTTTCTTCGACGAATCGAGAAAGAAAAAAAGCAGACCTATGTTAAGTACAAGTCACTCGAAAACATGGTGATTGGCAGTGATTTGATTGAAGATGATAATGGCAATGGTTATTCAAATTTTGAGTTGACAAACGAAAAAATGAAACCTATAATAGAGAAGTTCGAAGAGAAAAAAGGCATCGGTAAGAAGAAACCAAAAGGCGTTGAAAAATTCGTGAGTGAAAAATGAAAATCGCATTGATAACTGATCAACACTTCGGAGTTCGTAATGACAGTCTACAATTTCATGAATACTTTGATCGATTCTATTCACAAGTGTTCTTCCCTACTCTGGAAGAACGTGGCATCAAAACCGTGGTTGAGTTGGGTGACATCTTCGACCGCAGAAAGTATATTAATTTTGACAGTCTTGATCGGTGCCGTTCTTACTTCTTTGATCGAATAAAAGAACAAGGCATCGAACTACACTGCATCGTCGGTAATCACGATATCTATTTCAAGAACACCAATCGAGTCAATGCACTTGATTTACTTCTAGAACAATATGACTTTCATGTGTACTCAGAGATGACTGAAGTTGAGATTGGTGGTTTGGACATTCTAATGGTGCCCTGGATTAATTCTGAGAACTACAAGAGTTCGATGGACTATCTGATGCATTCAAAGGCAAGAGTGATCATGGGTCACCTAGAACTTGCTGGGTTCGAAATGCATCGTGGGCACATGAATGAAACTGGTTTGAATCCAGGTGTCTTCAAGAAGTATGAGATGGTCATGACTGGTCATTATCATCACAAGAGTTCAAAGAACAACATTCATTATCTCGGGTCTCCCTACGAGATGAATTGGGGTGACTACATGGACTCACGAGGATTTCACATCTTTGATACCGAGACATTAGAGCTTGAGTACATACAGAATCCTCTGCGCATGTTTCACAAGGTATTCTATGATGACTCTGTTGCGAACGAAGAACAAATACTAAGAGAAGACTATTCGAATCTTGCACACACATACGTCAAAGTTGTTGTAAAAGAGAAGAGTAAGCCAGAGTTGTTTGACTTGTTCATTGACAAGATTAACACTGTAGGCCCAGCACATCTTCAAGTAATAGAAGACAGTTTCAAATTGAACTTGGACAACAGTGACGATATCATTGATGAAGCAGAAGACACGGTAACTATTATCAAGAAGTACATCGATAATCTGAATCTTGAAAATACTAAGGGACTAGAAAATCTGTTCCACGAACTTTATCATGAAGCGATGAGCGTAGAGTAATGTCTATTTATTTCAAGACTGTCAGGTGGCAGAATTTTTTGTCCACTGGTAATCAGTTCACACAAATTTTTCTTGACCGTTCACCATCAACTTTGATTGTCGGTGAGAATGGTGCAGGCAAATCTACTTTTCTTGATGCGATCATGTTCGCTTTGTATGGAAAGCCATATCGCAACATCAATAAGCCTCTACTTGTCAACAGCATAACCAACAAGCACTGTTTGGTTGAGATAGAGTTTATTGTGAAGAACAAGAAGTACCTGATTCGTCGCGGCATCAAACCTGCCGTGTTTGAAATTTATCAAGATGGTAAGCTGACAGATCAGAACGCTTCTATTCGAGAATACCAAGAACATCTTGAAAAAAATATTCTCAAGATGAATCACAAGTCCTTCACTCAGATTGTAGTGATTGGCAGTGCGAACTTTATACCGTTTATGCAACTTAAACCTCAGGATAGAAGAACTGTAATTGAGGACTTGTTGGACATTGAAATTTTTTCCAAGATGAACACTGCATTGAAGGAAAAAATTTCTGAGAATAAAGCTCTTCTTCAGCAGAGCAAGTATGATATAGAACTTCTTGAACAAAAAATTCAACTGGTACAGAAGCACTTGAATGAAGTGCTGTCGATGAAGAAGAGCGATCAAGACTCCAAGAAAAATAAGATACAGCAGTATCAAAACAAGATTGAAATTCAGAAGAGTGAAATAAAAGAGTATCAGGCTCAGATAGAGAGGCTCAACGAATCGATTAGTGATCTGTCCACTGTCAATTCTAAGTTGAAGGCGTTAGACCAATATGAGTTGAAATTGAATACAAAAGTATCTGACTACGATACCGAGATATCTTTTTTTCACGACAATGATAATTGCCCAACTTGTTCTCAGGAAATTAACGACTCGATTAAAGAGGCGAATATTAAGAAAGCTGAGACCAAAAAGTCTGAGATTCAAGAAGGACTGATCCAACTCAAAACCAACTACGATGAGTTGTCAAAACGACTTGAAGAAATATCTGAAGTACAATCTTCGGTGTCTGCGCTACAAAAAAATGTGTTCAACAACATGACAAACATAAACGTCTTTGAGTGTGAAATTACAGAACTTCAATCTCAGTTAGAAGGTGATGGTACGGACACCGATACCAATCAAATTACGAATGATATTCAAGAGGCGCGTGAACAACTCAAGGTCAAGAAACAAGAACATGATACATATATACAGAGAAAAGAACAGTATGATCTTGCATCTTCACTTTTGAAAGATGGAGGCATCAAGACCAAGATCATCAAACAGTATGTGCCCGTGATAAACAAGCTCGTAAACAGTTACTTATCAGCAATGGATTTTTTTGTGCAGTTCGAACTCGATGAGAGCTTCAACGAAAAAATTAAGTCACGATTTCGTGATGAGTTTACTTACGAGTCTTTTTCTGAAGGGGAGAAAATGCGTATCGATTTGGCTCTGTTGTTTACATGGAGAACTGTGGCGAAACTGCGCAACTCGATGAGCACTAATCTGTTGATTATGGATGAAGTGTTTGACAGTTCGTTGGACTCTACTGGCACAGATGAATTCTTGAAGATCATCACGGAACTGAACAAGGATACGAATGTGTTTGTCATCAGTCATAAGGGCGATCAGTTGTACGATAAATTCCATAACCAGATTCGATTCACTAAGAACAAAAACTTTTCGCAAATGGGGTGATACATATGGCTTATAAGATTAAAGTGAAAACTAACAAAGAAAATGGTAATGATGGACTTTGGTATGATGTCATTGACACTAAGTATTCACGTTCAAAAGTGGTCACGAAATATTTCATGGATGAGCAAGAGGCGCAAGAATATGCAGAGAAACACATGAAAGTGATGAAGCTGAATGAAGACTATGTAATTGAAGAGGTGGAATAATGAACGCTTTGGT